TGAAAACAAAATATATACTGTAAAGATAACTCCTGAAATCATAAACTACATCCGCAGTTATCTGCGAAAGACTGATTTTCTCGACGAATTTGATTTGATTACCGAAATCGATCTTGATAATTATGACCACGCCCCCGGATCGGCGCTTGTATTTAATTCCGACTCCATCGTTTATATAACAAACAATCAAACGATTGAGGCTGTTGGTGAATGGGAATACCTTCCGTCTGAGAAAGTAGAAACCAAACATAAATCGACGAAATCGAAGTCAAAATCAAAGTCTAACAACGATGATACATACGACGACGCACGTAATAAATATAAAACAAAGGATGATGAACTTCCTGTAAGTGAAATCGAGAACATTCTTACAGCTAAATTTGAAGAATACAATAAAGGACACGAATTTGTAATTCACGAATCTAAGAATAATCTTCTTTGTTTAAAGATTAACTCGGTTGAAATCGTGAAGGCTTAATATCACCGCACAATATCATAATAATTCACAGTCAATTATGATATTGAATAATAGTATTATACGTAGATAGTTTCAGGGATATGATCAGTGGTATTCGTGGCTGCCGCTGCCTCCGCTGCCGCTGCCTCCGCTGCCGCTGCCTCCGCTGCCGCATGTGCTTTTTGTAATGCTTGATATTTTTCATGAAGCATATGATACTCACGATTCAATCGTGCTATTTCTTGATCACGTGACGCAACATCGTTTTGTAATGCTTGAAGAATATCGACAATCTGTTTGTTATTCAACGTAACCGGTGGTTGACCATCTTGTTGTAACACGATATTACCGCCCCCTCCGGCCGCCGCCGCATCTTGCGCCATCTTCGCGCGTTCTTTCTCAAGCTGTAAAGTTTGTGCGATTACGTCCGGTTTCATTTCAGGTCGACCGGGTTCATAATTCGCCAATAAACCTTCTAATTCATTCATATAAAACCGACGAAGTTCGTTATCTTTGATGAAATCCATCACCTTCTTCGGTGAATCTCTCACCACATCCGGATTCGCATTTACAAGGAGCTTACGTTTATCAAATGTATTATGTTCATGCGAAAATACGAGAATCACTTTCATCGGATCAAGTTGAACGAATGGAACCGTGTAATCTTTCAAGAATGCGCGTTCTTCCGCCAAACATGCGTCATCATTATACCGGTTATTCTTTAACAGCTTTCGCTTAAATGCGAATGTTCCTGCGGTAGCATGATTGGGTCCATACGGTCCAAACCGCTTCATTTGTTTAATATGTTTGAAATAAATGTAAATCTCGCTCGACCCAGCACATAATGCCTCAGGATGAGATACCAACATTTCAACTGCGTGAGAGACGCGTTTTGGAGGATAATAATCATCATCATCCATATAGACCAGTATTTCGCCACGGGATTTCTCGTGAAGCAAATTACGCTTTCGCCCCAACGTCATTTTTGTATCGTATTTAAAATACTTAACTCGAGGATGTGATGCTACGAGGTCTTCAATTGGGTCGGTTCCGTCATCAATAATAATCCATTCCATGCGATCTTGTGGATAGTCTTGTTCATTAAAACAACGAATCATAGCCTGAATAAACGGCCGGCGATTAAATGTAGGTGTACATACACTCACAAATGGATATTTTTTAAAATATTCTGGGCTTGATTTTTCGATACCGGATGCCGTCGCCTTCGCCGTCGCCGTTGCTACTCCGGCAGCTGCCGATGCTTTATTCTTTCCACCCATATCGTATAAATTTGGATATAATAGTTCTTATACGATATTATTTATGTTGTTTATTCATTTTGCTGCTATCCACTCCAATTCTTATCGAGTTAATAAAATCCATGATTCCTTGCCAATAATGTGTAAGATACAAGACAAGTAACATTAGAATCACAATCGCCGCAACATTAATATCTAAATACTCAAAAGCGTAATACATTAAGGTGAGGTTAAAGAAGAAGAATATAATAGGAACATACCGAGCGTATAATTCGCGATACTGATCCCAATGAAGAAGAGGGTAAATAAATAAAGTTCCGATGAACTGAATCAATTGAACAAAATACGAAATCACCGGAATTATACCTAGACCAAAACCTGTAAATATAGACCATAATGAACCGCCGATAAATTCTTTACGATGATCGGTCGGATTCAGAATCATACCGATCACCGTAGTGAAAAATGGTCCACCCATCAACATAAAACCGACAATTAGTAAAAATACAAACGGAATAAGAATAATGATTAATGGTGATATAGCGTCGTATAATTCAACAGGAATAGCATTTGAAATACGTGTGATTTGTTCAAAGATATAGGACAACATCGCGCGGTCGGATGAAAATGAAAATATGAATGCGTTATTGATCCATTGCTTAAAGCGGGCTTTAATAAATGCCCAATTCAAAAGATTTACTTTTGTTACTCCCTCTTCGACACTGTCATTCACCAGATTTAAATCTTCTTCTGTTAAACAGAACCATTTAAAGACGTAGGTATCAAGAAGAATCGCGGCTTTCAAGTATATTTTTTTAGGTGTTTCGATCTTTGGATCATCCGCAATCCCTCCAAACTTGTCATCACAGTCGGCACCGCAACTCGTGTATTCACTCGTATAACAATATGGCCATTCGTGGCGGTCGGTCGGAAATAGTTTATTCAAGTTAAGGTTATTATTTTTGATACTTTCCGGTGCAGCAAAAAACATGATATTCACACATATCACCGAAATGATCACCGTTTCAATAAATAGCGTTAAGACACTCAGCCCGAATTCTTTCAGTGCTTCGAGATCAAAGATCGATTTCGGTTTCGCTTTCGCCGTTCCAGTCGCCGTCGTCCCTTCATCTTTTTTTTTATCGCCGTCACCGTCGCCGCCGACTCCACCGAACATCCCTCCTAGTTTGCTAAACGTTCCTTCTTCACCGTCGTCTGCTTCATTATCATCTTCGACGTCATCGGGTCGTTGTTCTTCTTCGTCGTCCGCCATTTTTTGGTAAGTTATATATACCATAGATTATTATAACGTGGTTGAAACATCAAAATCATCGAGCATACATTAGACCGCAATTTCCTGATACAAATGTAAGAACATTATACCGCTCTTCGAGTATATGTAGGTCATAATTATACAAGTAAATATTCACATTCGGCTTATTCATTCCGATAATCTCTCGCGTGTTCGGATTACAAATCACCTTCACTTCGGCGGCAGAGTCCAACGGGGGATAAATCGTCGTCATTTCGAGTTCGATCTGATTGAATTTGCTCATATTGATTGCGCCGCTTGGTTGTAGATCAAACGGGTCCGAATTCAGACAGAAATTGTAGCAGTAGATACCCGGTTTTGCGCTTCCGCGGGTGCGTGTATATTTCTCAACATAGTTATAGACCCCCGCGTCAAGTAAATTCTCTCGGTATTTGCCGTTCAACGAAATTCCCAACATCTGTAAAATATCGCGTTCATTTTCGGATTGAAAATCGCCGGTAATATGAAGTCCGGTCATGCGTTTATCGCGTGGATTAATGCCTGGTCCGATCCCGTTTTTTGGTCCATTCTTATCGAAGAAGTAGCGGTCATGAGGGTAAGCCGGATTCAGATTTGTAAGCAGATCAGTTGTTTTGCGGATGTCTTCAGTAAATGCCGCAGGACGCCAGTCATCGTCGATGGGTGCGGGAATAATATCATACGGGAGGTAGTTATACGGCCAGTTGGTATAATTGCTCCATTCATTCCGGAGATTCACGTCGCTGCGTTGAAAAAACATCGTCCATGATGCCACCATCCCCATCGAATTTTCGATCTTGATTTTCTTATTCCCAGTTACATCGTTGAAGACCCAATCATAATACGACTTGATCAAATATTTCTGCTGATTTGCGGCAAACACTTTCGATTCTTCATCGGAGAGAAAGCAATACGTCGCCATCAAATGAACATCCGCATTCCAGTCGGTGCGAATACTCGGATACGAATTCAGCGATAAATCGATACTTGGCGGTGGGTATAGAAATCGCCACATCTGATGAAGTGGATTCGTAAAATCGGGTTGAATAACCGGCCAGAAATTCTCTGGATCACCTACATCACGAATCGTGAACAACTCCTTCACCGGTCGCAGCGTAACATCAATCTGGAGTTGATTATATTGGAGGCAAACAAGCGGAAACGCCATTTTCGATGAGAGCGTGAACCATGCGTTAATCGGGATGTATATTTTACGCCCACGAATCGACGGTTCTGCGCCAGCGACATTCGACGTGCGATAGGCGTTCGGGTATTGATTCAGTCGCGCGCCAGAACAACCTGGATTATATAATTCTGGAACATGACCAGTCATTTGATTGTATAACTCCCGCTTTGTTGCGTCAAGGTCGCGTTCTAATATCGCCATCAGATTATTGCCGGTGAAACGCTGGAGGGTCATCCCGCCAACTGAAATCACGATCTCCTTCACCATCTGTGTGCCTATATTTTCGATCCAACGAAACTCATATGGTGCCCACATATCTTCCACTCGAGCAGGAGGATGAATCGGACTCCAAATCGACGGCAGCGTTACACATATATACGTGTCCATCAATAATTCCGCATATCTGGGTATATAAAACGTGAATTTGGACTCTTCGGTCATACGTAACTTCTTCTGACCATCGAAATCAACTCTAAACTTTTGAAGACCGAAATTCGTATATTTAAGGTATGTGCTTTTAAAAAACGACTTTTTGGGGTTACCGTTGAGAATAACATTTTGATTGCCGGTAGCTACCAAATTCAATAAACCACCAGTCATTTAGTATGTTATTTTGTTATGTTATAATAACTTTATATAAAAATCTTATTCTAATATTTTATTATATATAGTAAAGAGGAATGAAAGAAAATCAAGTAGAATTCGTATTCATAGGTATTATTATTATCGTTTTCGCAACATGGAATATATCAGAAATGATTAAAACTAGATGCTATGAAACGAAAGCTCTTGGAAAAAAAGGGGTAGCATCATCGGCCGCGCCATATCGCGAAGGGTTCGGCGTTGATGATGATCATCTCATGAAAAAAATCGCGAATTTACTCAAAACGCCCCAAACGCCGATATTATCCACAGAGAATTTTACTGTTGACACACCCGAGGGAGATATGACGGTCCATCAGCGAAAAAAAGCGGCAACCAATATGGATACGTTCAACACGAAAATGGCATCTCCCCTGCCACAAGTCAACGCATCTACCACTGATAAACCAATCAACGCGATAAAAGAAGGCCTCGAAAATCCGGATGAAAATACGAAGGCATCCATCGAAAAAAATATTATATCGATAAATCCGGAAGACAATCAAAGTAAGTTCAAGTTACGGGATTATTATATCAAAGCCGCATACAACGCGTTCAACCCAGACAAATTCAAGAACTCTACTGTAAGTATGGATGCGCTTCTTTACGTGATCGCACGCGGTTGTCGCTTTATCGACTTCGAGGTCTTTTCAGTTGATAATCAGCCGGTGATCGCGTCTTCATCGGTGAATTCCTATAATTATAAAGAAACATACAATCATATCCCGGTTAGTGAGGCCTTTGAAGTCTTAGGAAGCTACGTTTTTTCTGGAGCAAAATGCCCGAATCCAGGTGACCCATTTATTATTCATATGCGTATCATGTCTCGTAATGTGACGATGTATGACAACCTCGCTAAAATAATTTCTCAAAGCAAGACTGTTGCTCGGAATTTATTGGGTCCGAAATATGGTCGTGAATACCAGACAAAGGATTTAGGAAACGAAAATTTGCTTGATTTCAAGGGCAAAATTATACTCATGGTAGATGGAACCAATCCGACGTATCGAAACACAAAACTGTTTGAATTGATAAATATGAGTTCGAATTCATTATTTCTCTCGAAGTATACCTATTTTGGTGTGAAAAATGTCGGCGATCCACAAGCGTTCAAAGATGCGAATAAGAAAAATATGTGTCTGGTAGTTCCGGATAAGGGTGGTCGTCCGTTCAACGATGGACACAACGGCCCATTTACATGGGGATGTCAAATCGCGACGATGTGTTTTCAAGAAGAGGCTCGTGATGAAAAGCTCAAAGCATATGAAGACAAGTTTGCGTCGGTGGGGTATGCGTTTATCTTGAAACCGGAGGAATTACGATATGTTCCAATTACGATTGCGCCACCAGCACCGCCGAACCCGAAGGCATCGATGGAGGCGCGACCAGCAGAAGCCGCAGGCGGTGTCAAGATTACGCTTTAATCATTCGCGGGCGTCTCTTTTGTATCCCTGCCGCGGATGCTACGCTACGCCGCTACGCCGCTACGCTGAATTATATTCTAATGATAATGTAGTAGAATATAATGTCGGATTTATTACTACGCGGCGGTGCTCGTGATGATGACAAAACCGATAAAAAAATGTCCTTTGAAGAAAAAGAACTCGAAATCCTGCGCGAAGCCGTCGATTTAGTTGAAAAGCGGAAAGGTGCCGCTGTTATTAAAGACCCCAAAGTACAAGAAATCATCTCCATCGTGGAGAAATTCATCGCAGATAAGAAACTTGTATGTTATGGTGGGACAGCGATCAACAATATTCTCCCAGAAGATGCGCAGTTTTACAATAAGGATATCGAACTTCCCGATTATGATTTTTACTCGGACAAAGCACTTGACCACGCGAAAGAGCTCGCAGATATTTATTATAAGGCGGGTTATGAAGACGTCGAAGCGAAATCCGGTGTTCATCATGGAACTTATAAAGTGTTCGTGAATTTCACAGGAATCGCCGATATTACACAAATGGAACCCGCGTTATTCAAGGCAATCTCTCGTGATTCCATAATTAAAAAGGGAATATCTTATGCTCCGCCCGACTTTCTTCGTATGGCGATGTATCTCGAACTCTCGCGCCCCGATGGCGATGTATCTCGATGGGAGAAGGTTCAGAAACGTCTTACATTATTGAATACACATTATCCGCTTAAAGGATATGACTGCGATAAAATCGAATACCAACGAGGATTTGAAGGTGCGACTTCTTCGAATACCGGTGAAATTAGTATTTCAAGAAAAAGGGGTGCGACAGCGTCACGGACTCGCTCGCGCTCTCGATCGCTTGCTCGCTCTAGGACGGTAAAACGCGGCGGCGCAAACAACGAAAGCGCAAAGGCACGCAAACGTGAAGCAATACGAGAGATCATGAAAAAATACAAGGGATTGGATGCCTATATGAAACATTTATTTTACGGTGTTCGGTCGCATGAAGAAACAATAGGTGATTTTAAATACACTGTCGAAGAAGATAAACTAACTCGGCGTTATCGTTTAATCGCGACATATGAAAGATTGTTTGGTGATGACGATGAGTATGTATTATATTCGATGAAGATGAGAGATTTGGACGCGGACGCAGAGGCGACGCCGACGCCGAAACCAAGTCGGTCTCGATCTCGATCTCGATCTCGGTCTCGGTCTCGTGACCGAGAGTATTCCATAAATAAATCTCATATTTCATACAGTAGTCACCGAGAGAAAGAACTCGCAGAAACCGATATTTATAATATTGTCCGCGGCGTATTCATAAAAAACCGCGCCGTTTTCTTCGGTGGTTACGCTAATATTCTGTATTCACGATATATGCCGAAACACCAACGTCGCATCATCCAAAA